TTCAGGAAGTCCTCCGGCTTCACCGTGCCGCCCGACGCAACGTAGGCTTTCGTCGCGTTGTCGACGGCCTGTCGGAACGCCTCCGGACTCTTCAGCGAGCCGCGCAGCTCGGTCGTTTTCACCAAATCCATCAGCATCTGCTCGGCGACCTCGCCGTGGCCTTCGCCGTGACCGCGCCGTGCCATGACGGATTCGATGCCGACCTTCATCCTGGCAAGGATGGGCGCCATCTCTTCCGCGTGGTGCATGTCGCGGGTGATCGTATAGGTTTCCTTGAGCAGCTTGAGTTTGTCGAGCTTGCTCAGCCCTTTCACATCGATGCTGTTGGCATAAGAGATTGCTTCGTTCAGTTTCGATTCGCCGACGCCAAGCGATCGAAACTGCGAAGTCTGCTGCTGGTATTCCTTGGCTTCGTCCAATGCACCGCCCATGCCGCCGAGAATGCGCGTGCCCGCGCCCTTCGCGGCATAGCCGCCGATCGCCATGCCAGCGGCGACACTCTGCATGCCCTGCATTTTCGTGCGCGCGGCCGCCACGCGCTTCTCGCGCTCGGCGAGCGCTTCGAGCTTGCGCATCTGGTCACCCATCGCCGCGGTGGTCGACCTGATGCTCGAGCGCAAATCGCGCTCATGCTGCGACAGATTGCGCGTGTTGACACCCGCGCCGGCGAGCTGCTCGCGCAGCGCGCGCACGCGTGACGCCTGCTTTTCGTGTTCGGCCGACAGACTCGCCGCTTTCTGTTTGGCCTTCTCGAATGCGGCGATCATATCGCGCGACGGCGGCCCGAAGGCGCGCAACGACCCGGCCAGCGCCGCGACGCGCCCGCGTGCCGCATCGAGCTTGGACGCGGTCGCGGCGAGGCCGCTGCGCATCTGCCGAAACTCGGCGATGCTCTTCTGCGTCTTGCCCATCTCGGCCAGCTCGCGCCGCGTTTCCTTTACCGACGTGGCGAGCCCCTTGTTTCCAGCGAGCAGCGCTTTAAGTGGCTTCGTCATGTTGTCGATCATGTCGAACATGACGCGCAGTTTCAGGGTGTTGTTCATCGTCGGTCGTTTCGTTCATTCAGCGCCGGCGCGCACGCGCGCCCGCTCGCGCCAGTCCATCAGCTCGGCGAGGCTGAAGGCGTCCAACGTTGCCGGCGTCCAACCGAACACCGTCGCGATGTCCGCCATCGGGTCTTCTACTCGGTCTGGTAGGCCAGCTTCAATTTCACGGCCTTCGGCATCAAAAAACCCGCGAAAATCCCCCCCAATTGGACGAGGTCGGCGGGGTCGATGTTGGCCACGTCGGCTTCGGTCAGCGTCGGCGAGCTGATGCGCGGCAGCACCTTCGACAGCGCGGTAACGTCGAGGCTCACGAGGTCGGACAGCGACACGCCGCGCAGCTCGCCCGCTTTCGGCTTGCGCAGCGTGATTGCGTCGATCGTCTGATTGCCGCGCACGAGCGGCGTGTCGAGCATGAGCGTGTTCGGATCGTCGTGCGCCGACGAGTCGGACAGATCGGTTTCCGTCGTGGCGGATTGCTTCGTGTTCATACTGTTCCTGTCGAATGATGGGTGAATGACGGCCCCGCCGGGCATGCCGGCCGAGGCAAAGTGTTACAGCCCGATCGCTTTGCGCAGCGCTTCGAGAAGATCGGTTCCGTTGATGCGCTCGATCATGTTGACGAAGTCGATTTCGATAATGTCCTCGCCATTGACGGAAAGCTTGTAGTAGCTGGCGACCGTCGTCACCTTGAACGCGGTGTCCTCCTTCGCCTTCGCCGAGCCCGGATCGATCTCGCTGTGCCGGCCCTTGATGACGATTTCGACGGCATCAACGTTCGTCGAATCTTCGGTCTGATAGCCGCCGGCGAAGCGCAACAGCACGCCGTCGTGCTGCATGGTGCCGTACTGCTGCAGAACGCTTTTCATGAAGCCGCCAGCAGTCCATTCCATTTGAATGCCTTCGTTTCCGAAGTCGACCTTGATCGGGCCGCTCATGCCGCCGCCCTGGTAGTCCTCCATCTTGCGTGTCAGCTTCGGCAGCGTGATTTCCTGCACCTGCCCGACGAAGTTCTCGCCGTTATGGAACAGGTTGAAGCCCTTCAATTTTCTCGGCATTGCCATGTTCGATTGCTCCTATGTGTGGCGTCTCGCCGGCGATCAGGCGTTGACCTTCGACGCGAAATCCGCGAGATAGCGGTCGGTGATGCGCTGGCGCAGCGTCAGGTTTTCCAGCGGCGGAACCGGCGTGTAGTCGTAATCGATGTACGCCTGCCCGGCCTTCAGTACGTCGGTTGTGTTCGGTTCCGGGTCGAACCACGACGTACCGCCGATCAGGTAACCCAGCGACACCCACTGGCGAAACTTGCCGTTGATGCTCTCGATGATGTCGCGCGGCAGCGACGGGTTCAGCGGGCCGTCGATGTTCACCATCTGCGCGAGCGCGATCGAGTCGCCGACGACCTGGGCCGTGCGCGTGTAGTTCTCGAACGCGAACAGCGGATCGTCCGAGCACGTGCGCGAGCCCCAAAAGCGAAAGCCCTTTTGATTGATCAGCGTCGTCACGTCCTGTTCGTTCAGGTAGCCGGCATCGGTCGCCGGGTCTTGCAGATCCCACGACACGTCCGCACTGATGCCCGTCACGCCGTTGACGGCGACGTTCGACAGCGTCTTGTGCCAGCCGATATCGTTGTCGATCTTCGCGCGCAGGCCCATCGCGCAGGCCACGGCCGGCACTTCGGTGGTTGCGTTCGCCGTGTCGTCCCATGCGAGAAAGTTCGGCCAGACAATCATCAGCTCGCGCGCCGCAAACTGTTTCCGGTAGGTCGTTGCCTCTTCCTTCGTTTTCGCGCCGGCGGCGAACGCGTAGGCGAACCCCTTCAGCGACTGCGCCGTGGTGATGAGCGCATTCGCGACAGGCTGCGTGTCGAGTCCCGGCGCGCCGAGAATGCGCGGTTTCACGCCGAGCTTCGCCTGTGCGGTCAGCAGCGCTTTCATGCCGGTGTACTTCCCGTCAGCCGTGACCGTGCCGATGACGTTCGTCGTCGTCGCGGCGGCGTCGGCGCCTTCGGCGACGCGCACGACGACGGTAATCGGCTTGGTCTGAGCACCGATCGCCGTCAGCGCCTTGTGAAGCGTGCCCTGTTTGCCGGCCTTGCCGAGCGCGGCAATCACGTTCGTGATGAGGACGGGCGTGTCGAGCGGGAACGCGGTCGCATCTGCATCCGTGGCCGTGCAGACGAGGCCGAGAATCGCCGTCGAAATCGAGCGGATCGGCCGCGTTCCCTGATTGATTTCGACGAGGGTAACGCCGTGGTGGTAGCTGTCCTGCGCCATGTTGTTGACTCCAATGTGATAGACGGTAGAGGTCGCGATCAGGCGATCGCAGTCACGAAATCCGGGGCGTTCGGTAGATCGATGTACGGCCAGCCGGCCGCATCGCTGATATCGCGCAGTGCCTGGCGGTATTTGACGAGTGCCGAGAATTGCGCAGCCGTGAGCGTCGTCCCGTTGCCGATGAGCTTTTCGTCTTGGTGACGTGAAACGAGCCAGTCGGTTGCGTCCATCGCCACTTCGCGCCGGGCTCGCATGGTCACCGCGACGTCGTCGCGCGTCGGCCCGGGCGGGTCAATCAGCACCGGACGCTTGTTTGCGTCGATCGCGGCACGCTTGCCGCATGCCTGACCATCGATCAACGTGCGCCACTCCGAATCCGAAATATCGATGACGTTCGCACCGGTCGGGGCGGGGCTATCGACGCTATCGTAGAAAGCCACGATAGCGCCCTTCTCGTCGTATGCAGCTTGCTTTTGTCCCATGAGTGTGCGTCCTTTAGTATCCGATTACGATCCACCAGATATATGGCGATACCGAGTTGGTGGAGTTGTTCCACACGGTCAAAACGGTGTTGCTTGCGCCGATGCCGATACTTGGGGATGCCCCCGACCATACCGCCGTCTGGGCCGGCGTTCCCGTCGCAGCAAGAACGGAATTCGGCAATGTGATCGGCAGCATTTGGTTTGCAGATGCATTCGCACCAATCGCGGTTGCCAGCCTTCCCCATTGGATAATCAGCCCGCTCGGTAGCTTCTGGTAGCCATTCACATCGAGCGACGCCGCGAATTTGCTTGACTGCCCGACGACAGCAGAGCCGGACGCGAACCAGTACCCTTTCTGCGGGCAAACAAAGATCACGTCGTCGCCGGTGCCAAGTGTCAGGCTCGATACCTTCTGGCCATTCGCGCTGATCATGTCCCCTCCGCTACACGAAATCGTCAACGGAAAATTGGAGGTGACCTTGAATGCAATTGCCGCGCCCGACGACAATCCTTCGGTCGAGGGAAGTACATACGTCGCGGCGGCGGCCGCCTGTTGCGTGAAGTACTTGCCGATATCAGCGGCAGCGCCATTCGTGGCGCCGGCCGGGAGGTTGGCCGACGCCTGGAAGCTGCCAAGCGCACGCTGAACAAACGCAGTCGTCGCCACCTTCGTGCTGCTGTCGAACTGCGGCGCCGTCGGCGCTTTGGGTATGCCCGTGAACACCGGCGAATCGACGGGCGCTTTCTTCGACAACGCGTCCGCAATCGTCGTTGCGAAGTTCGGATCGTTGCCGAGCGCGGCCGCAAGCTGTTTCAGCGTGTCGAGCGCGCCCGGTGCATCAGCAACAAACGCATCGATTGCCGCCTTCATCTCGGCGTGCGTCGCATACTGCTGATGCGGATTCACCGCGGTCGCGTGTGCGTCCTGCGCATCCTTCAGAAAGCGCGTGCGGTTTGCGAGCTGCCGCAGCGGTACGTTATCGACTCCGTCCGGCCCGCCTTCGACCGGATCGGAGGTTTCGAACTGGCGAATGCCGGGCGTCCAGGTCGAGCTTTCAACCAGATCACTCATGCTTTGATGCTCCCTCTGTTGTACTGGCCATCGCGACGCGCGAAGCCGTTGTAACGAATCGGTGCCTCGCGATAATCCAGCGACGCCAGCATCGAGCGCTGCGGCGCGTAGCGTTCCAGAACCGCTTTCAGGTTGTCCGCCTGGTCGCGCGTGATCGGCCGCGACAGCTTCACGATGTATTCCGCCCACGCCGTTTCACGGCCGTGCACGTGGTCGCCGTTGTACCTGGCAGAGCCATCGCGGCGGCGCACGCGCCGGCCTTCGACGATCTTCACCTCGCCGAAGCCGAGCCGGCGGATCACCTCGCGAATCGCCCACGGCGTGCCGCGCTTCTGATGTAGCGCGATCGCCGACCTGATGAGCGCGCGCCTGGCGTCGTCGGATTCCGCGAGTTCCCAGCCGTCGACCGATACTTCGGCGGCCAGATACGGCAGTAGCGCAAACGGGCATCCGTCCGGATTCCAGTAGTCGCGAATCGGGATAGGCAGCGTGTCGACGGCGGCCAGCGCCGCCGCCGTGCGGATTTCGAGCGTCGTCGCGTTCGGGGGCAGCAGCTTAGGCATAGACGCCGCCATATTCGATGACGACGTCGACGCAGTACGGCGCCTGCGTCGTGCCGATCGCGATATCGCCGACCGGTTCGACCAACTCCGTTCGCGACAGGCCAGCCGCCTGGCAAACGCCCTTGATCGCCGACTCGGCGACGCCGATTCCAATGCGGTGCACCTTGTCCGCATAGGCGTGCGCGTTCTTCCTCGCTTGCTCGATCAGCACATCGGCGCCCACGGCCGAGCGCGTGTAGCCCTTCGCGCGGATTCGATACCGGACGATTTCCGCCGACTTGACGAAAACCGTGTCATTCAGTGGCCGCTGATCTTCGGCGCTCAGCGCGGCCGCGACGGCGTCGCACAGTTCCCGCGATGCCGTGCCGTCGCCCTCGCTTGAAAGCAGCGTCACGAGCACGTCGCCCGGCTGCGGCCGCGAGCTTTGCGCGTCGATGATGCGTCCGTCGACGGCGCGCGCCTTCGTCACATACGCGGCCGCCGGGCCGGCAACGCTGAAGCCCTGCGGCGCCAGTTGGATGCGCTCCCGCAGGCTGTCGTCGCCCTCTTCGACTTCCGCGATGTTGTTGGCCGGATCAGCCGGCGTCACAACCAGCCGTTTGAGCCCGAACAGCGCCGCGCGCTGTTCTAGGTCGTTGCCTTGCGCAAAAGCAAGCATCACGGCGCGAACCGCGTCGTTGACGCGCTGACGCCATACCAGCTCCCGATAGCAGTTTTCCTGCAGGAGACGCGCGAGCGGTTCCGATTCGAGTTCGACCGTCGCGGCAATCTCCGCCTGCTCGTCTGCTGGCCAAAGCGAAATGAGCGCGGCCCTGCGCGTCGCGTAGATCGTTTCGAAATCGAGCACTTCGAGCGCATCAGGCAGCGGCAGGCTCGCCAGGTCGATAAGCGCGGACGTGGTCATGCCGTGATCCCCTGGTCGAGCGGAACGCGCGCGCGCACTGTCGCGCCGGATTCGGTCGTGTAGCCCTCGATATCGACGTACTGCTTTCCGGAAATCACATCGCCGACCGTCGCGTCGTCGACCGTGAGCTGTACGCGCGTGAGCACAAGGCGCGGTTCCCATCGCATCAGCGCCGTCGCGATTGCGGCATAGAGTCGCGTCCGCTCCGCGCCATTGTTCGGAGCGTCGATTTGCTCAAGCAGATCCGACCCGAACGGCCGACGCTCCACGCATGACGCGAGCGGCGTCGAGACGATCTTTCCGATCGATTGATACAGGTGGTCGAGGTCGGCAATCGCGCGGCCGGTCGTGGCGTTCATGCCCTTCATTGCGGTTCGCTCACCAGTTGTCCGTCACCCTGCTCGCGATGCTTGTGATGCGGCAGGCTGATGCCTTGTGAGGTCACTTCGCGGGTGAAGGTCGCCGCGCCGTCAATCTGCATCGTGGCGCCGCCGGCGCCACCCGTGCCCGTCATGCCGGATTCGAACGCAAACGGCCCCTTGACCGTCATCGCGCCGGTGCAGGTCGTCTGCTCCGCGTCGAGCGTGATCGTGTCGGCCTGCACGGTCGCGGCCTTCGTCTGCACGGTGACAGAGCCCGGCGCGACGACGCGTACGGTCGCGCCGGCGGGCAGTTCCACCGTGAGCGCGTGCGCGGCGTGGTTGTATGCGACTACCGCGCCATCCGGATAGACGCGCGTGTGCGTGTCGGGGCTCGACGCCGGCGCCGGCGCGGCGTCGGAAAAGAGGCCGCGCAGCGCGACGCCCTGCGCCGGATCGCCCATCGGGCAGAGCAACACGACCTGCTCGCCCGGTGTCGGCGGCAGCCAGTCGCGCGTAGTGCCGGCCGCGCACGCGATCCACGGAATCCAGTTGGTCTGGAGGTTGTCGGCATCGTCATCCGGATCGCCGACCGCGACGCGACAGAGCGCGGCCGCATGGTCGACCGCGAGAATCGAGCCTTTGCGGACCGCGTTGCGGGCCTGTCGTTGAATTTCGTTAGCGTCCATGCCGCCCATCATGCCGACCGCACGCGCGCGATGCGACGCCCGCCGCATGTGGGCGGTATGGGTACAAAAAACCCCCGTGGCCGGGGGTTATCGTGCGACGTGCTTCAGCAACAGATCGAGCATCAGGTCGCAATCTCCGGGCGTCATCCCGAGCAGTACGCGGGCCGGATACTGGTATTCGGCGCCGCCTGGCGCGACGCGCCCCCGCTCGCCGAATTGGTGGACGCGTGCGATGCCCCCGACGCGCCCATCGAAGCCGATCGCGAGACCGTTCGCGTCCGCTTCGATCTTCAGGTAACGCGCCGTGCGCAGCTTCGCGAACATCGCCGCGCGTTTGATGCGGCCGCGCTTGTCCCGCGGCTTGCCGCCCGGTTTCAAGCGCGGCTTGCGCGCTTGGAAGTCGGAGCCGTCCGGGTTCTTCTGTGCCGCGATCCGCGCCTGGTGGCTGCGCCGCAACGCGCGCGCGATTTCGCGGATCGCAGCGCGGCGGCCCGCCGGCTGTAGCCGGCTCAGCAACGCGGTCAGCCGGGATTCGACGATGCTCAGATCGTCCATAGCTCAGCGACCCACGGACCCGCCGAGTCCTGCAACTTCGAATCGTCGACGTGCTCGACGGTGCGCTTACCGTCGTCGTCGACCTTCACGACAACGCTTTCCGTGAGCTGAACCTTGATCGACACGTCGGCCGTCTTGTTGTTGAGAATGTCGATTTCGTAGGTGATACCGCTCGCGTGATCGTCGGGGTTGAGCACGAGGTCGGGCTGATTGCGGCGGACCCAATCCAGTAGCGCGACAAACAGGGTGTCGGGATCGCCGCCGAAGTCAAGCAACAGGACGTTGCACACATACCGGTATTCGAACGACAGACTGCGCGCGCCGGTCGCCGCGATCGAGCCTTGATCGATAAACACCGTGAGCTTGTCGGGATCGCCTCTGAGCGAAGGAATCGCCGCGACGATCGCGGCGCGAAGACCGGCCGGCTTAATCATGCGTCGCCCGCTCGACTTCGGCGTCGATCTTCACCTGAGCCTTTTCCTGACAGGTGACGATCATGTCGACCTTTGCGGCGCACATGCCCCACGCGCCTTTTGCGGTGTCGAACGCTTCTTGCAGCTCGCCGTTAGTGCGCGGCGCCATCGCGGACAGCGTGCAGCGCGTGATCCGCTGGCACTGCTGCACCGAAATCGTCGGCGCCGGTAAGAGCGGGGCTTGCTGACAGGCGGGCAACGTCAGCAGGCAAAGGAGTATCGGCCCAAGTGCGAACGGTCGCGTTTTCATTGATCACCTTCCTGACGTCCTGCCGAGCGGCCGCGAGCTTCGCCGCCACTTTGCCGGTTGCCGCGTCGAGCTGTTGCTGTTGCGTCGCCTTTTCGCCGGCGTCGTGACGCAATCCGTTGATGGTCGTGTCGCGCGACGCGACGGCCTGGCCGGAGCACGCCAGCCGGTCCTTTGCGTCGGCCAGTTCGGTGCGCAGCCCGCGCACATAGAAGAACGCGGCCGCAACTACGGCGAGCACGAGCCCGCCGGCGACGAGCTTCCGCGCGATCGGGCTCATGCGGCGGCCTTGTCCGCACCGGCGTACTTGTCGTACGAGCGTGCGAGCTTCACGTCGTACAGGTTGGCCGCGTAGTCGGGACCGTTGTAGCCCTTGGCGAACACGGCCCACTTGCGGCCCTTCAGTGCCGCCAGCAGGTTCGAATCGGCCGCCACGAAGCGCACGAACGCGTCGAGCTGGTCGCCCTCGCCGTTTTCCATCCGCGCGACGAAATCATCGATACCCGAATAGCCGAGGCGTTCCGCGTGATAGCCCATCACCTGAAACGCGCCCCAGCTCGCCGACTCGTAAGCCGCGCCGGGGTCGATCAGCTCGGCCGTCGCGAGCCGCGTATATTCCGCGGCGCCGCCCTGGTAGCCGCCGCGCGCCTGCGCGCAGATATTCGGGTATTTCGCTGCGATCGGCGCCGGATCGATGCCGCGCGCTTCGAGGCGCTTCCAGAAGACATGCCGCTCGAACAGGATCTTGGGTCGACCGTCCGACAGGAAACCCGAACCGGTCGATTCCACTTCGTTGACGGCGCGCACGCACGCGAGCGGCACGCCGAGCGCGTCGGCCGCCTTCGCAATGTCAGCATCGGCGAGGTGCTTGGGGTCACGCCGGCCGGTCGCGATCGCACCGAGCGTCTTCGGCCCGGCGATGCCGTCGACGACGAGGCCGGTTTTCGTCTGCACGGCCTTCACCGCCGATTCGGTCGATTCATCGTAGACGTGCGTCACGTCGAGCGCGTAGCCGACGCGGATAAGCCGCCGTTGCAGCAGGCCGATATCGTCGCCCTGGTCGCCGAGGCGATGGGTTTTCATGGTTGTTCACTCCGCAAGAGGCGCGCGACATTTCCGCGCGCGGCAAACACAAACAGCGCCAGCAAGACCGCCGTCGCCGCCTCGAAGAACCCGACATGCTTCGCGTGCAAGGCGAGTTCGATAGCCGACCCGCCCGAGACCGCCACCAGCGCCCACGCGATCCATGAAACGTCGTGGCGATGCCGCGCGCCGTTGCGCCGATAGATGAGCACACGCGCGAGCGCGGCGAGGTGAGCGGCCAGCGCTACCAGTGCAAACGAGATGTGCATGTCGGTCACTCCCCTTTCTTGAGGAACGCCAGCAGGTCGGCCGATTTCAGGCGCTCGATGAGCTGTAGCGTGACCGTGATCACGAGCGCGGCCGCAAAGAAGCCAGCGACGCCGGTCGAGCGGATCGGCGTCGCATTGACGATTTCCGGCGCCGCAAGGTAGCCCATCACGAGCGAAATCAGCATGTACGCGACGCGCGTCAACACGCCGATCTCCTTCGACGTGACGACGACGAGCGCGGCACCGGTGAACGCGCCGATCAGCGCGTTTCCGTCGATGCCAGGCGCGAGGCCCGCAAGACCGATCGCGGCCGACAGCGCCGCGGCGGTTGTGGTGTTCGGTTCTGCCATATCGCCAGCTCCGGGAGTCAATCAAACAGTTGGACCAGCGGCGTCGTGCTTTCGACGGTCCCGATATCGGGCAAGTACACGACGGTGCCGATCGGGATCACGACGCCGCGATCGGCCAGGCCGGCGTTCGCTTCGAGTACCGCTTCGACCGTGCCGTCCGTCCGGCCGTAGTGCCGCCAGCAGAGTGCGTCGACGGTGTCGCCCTGTTGTGCATAGACGCGCATCGAATAGCCTTCAAATCAGGGCGATCGTGCTGCGGCTGATCCCGCGCAGATCGTTCAACGCCCAACGCGCATTGCGGCGCGTGCTGCAAATCGTTTCTTCGAGCCGCTCCGCCTCCTGCCCGCCTGCTTTCGTCGTATCGAGGTCGCGATACTGCTCGGTCACATCGGCATGCGTCAGGTTGTAGACCGCTCGGCGGTAGAGCGACACGAGTTCGCTGACGCCGCCAATCTGCTCGGCCGGCACGTCGGCGAGCGTCGCGCAGCCGGCGGCCGCCTGCGCGCGCCATGCCTTCAGTTCGGCGTTCACGCTGCGGATTGCGTCAATCGCCGCTTCGCACAAACGCTCGTGCGTCACGGTTCCGTCGAGCCGCGTCGCTGCGCGCAACGCCGCGATCGACACGTCGGGGAAAAACCCATTGTTTTCGATCGCGTCCGATTCGGGCGTCGGCGCATTCGCATCGGCGGTCGCAATAAAGCTGCTCGACATAGTCGTGACTCGGTATAAGACGGCGGTGGATCGGGGTCGGGATCGCGTAGCGTCAGCCGTTGCGAACCGTCACCCGATGCCGCCGTGCCGGGGGGGCTCAGTTCGTGCGGTCGGCGCCGGCCGCCGCACTTCTCAACTCGGCTTCGAGTCGAGTGATGTCCTTTTTCACGCCGATGCGGTCGTTCAGCTCGACCGCACGGCGCAGCATTTCGAGCGCGCCGGCCTTGTCGGATCGCTCCAACGCGTAGCCAAGCGCCTTGTGCAACTTCGCGCGAATCTGGTCGTGCATGTCGTACTTTCGCGTCCGCGCTTCGACCTCTTGCAACATCGCCAGGGGAAACGCCTCGCCGGCTGCGAATGCCCGCAAACCCGCTTCGGCGAATTCTTCAGCGACGGCGGCCGGTAACGAACGCTCGTATTGATCGGGCAACGTCATGCCGAAGTGCAGCGCGTACAGGGCGATTTCGAGCGCGCCTTCGTAGTCGCCCACGTCGACGCGCCAGATCATGACCGTCGTCAGCACGTCGTCCTGCGCGCCCTTCCCGCCGTCCAGCACGCCAGCGATGTACGGCGCGTAATCCGGCAGCACCTCGCGCTTGACCTCGATCTTTCGCGCGACGGACTGGATTTCCTTCAGCCGGCGGCGGTCGGTGCCGAGCTTCGCGAGCATCAGGTCGTAATGTCGGTGTCCGGCCAGCGACTGGCCGGGCGTGGCGCTCGCGGCCGCTTGCGCAGCGCGGACGCGCATCTGGTGACGGCGGGCGGGGCTGGTCATGATCAGGCCGCCTGCTGGATCTCGATGTTCTCGACCACCGTCGCGCAGCCGTAGTCCTCGACGACATACGCGTCGTTGCTCGACTCGTAGTTTTCGATCCGGTCGCGCTTCGCGTTGTCGACGATCGTGCGTCGCCGCGCGCTGTTCTGGAAGTACAGCGACAGGTTGTCCAGACGGGTGATCAGTACCGAGTTCGCCGGGAAGTACGGCGCGCTGACCGCCTGCTTGCCGCCGACGCGCTTCGCACTGACGACCAGATCGAGGGCTGCGGCTTCCGTCGCGACGTTCGCGCCATTGATGAACGGGAAAAACTTGTCATGCAGCAGGCCACTGCCGAGCACGACGACGACGGACGGATCTTCGCGATACCACTCGTCGAGCATTTCGAGCGCGTCGTACACCAGCGCGTCGATGTTCTTGTAGTCGTTGCCTGCGCCCGTGCCGACCTTCACCTTGCCGGAACCGGTGGCACCTTCATGCATGACACGGTCGGGCGCGTTCACGCGGATTTTCTGGACCCACCCGACATTCACGTCTTGCAACAGCGGATTCTTTGCACGATCCGACGTCGGAGCGCGCGACGTACCGTTGAAACCAATGCAGATCCGGTCGAGCGCCTGACGCTTCACGATCGCATCGCGGATGCGCGTCTGAAAGTCCGGAAACTTCGCCCATGCGTCGAGGCGCGCATACGGGATCGCCGTGTCGAAGTTCGTCTGCGTGCACTGGTAACCGTTGTTGTCGAGGTTCGTCGGGTCGACCGGTACGCGATCCTTCGACGTGGTGTCGGTCGTGCTGGCGATCGGCTGGCCCACACCGAGGCCGATTTTCGCGCCGGACTGTTCGTCGACGCCGATCACGTTGATGCTCTGCAGGAAAGCGCTCGACGCTTGAACCTTCTGTTCGAGCGTTTGCTGAACCGTCGGATCGACGCTGAATTTCGTCGTCGCATCCTGAACGCCGTTCAACTGCGCGATATGCGCGGTGTACGCGTTGAACGCGACGCGGGTGTCGTTACGCATGGGTGAATCTCCGAATCATTGAATGGATGGACCGATGTCGTTTCGCGTGGCCGGGGCTGATCAGCAATCCGTCTTCGTAGCGCCGGCGCCGCCGGTCGCCGGCGGCCGCGTCGCGCCATTCGGTTGCGCCGACAGTTGCGCGGTCAGTTCCGCGAGCGCGGTCGCTGTCGTCGCGTGTGCATCCTGCTCGGACGACAGCGCGGCTTTCAACGATTCAACGTCGCCCGTCAGCTTCGAGACGACCGCGATTTGTTGTTGGCCGTGCATCGCGAGGGCTTCCACAGCCTGCGTCAGATCCGTGAAGCGCTTGTCGTCGGCTTCGCCCTTGTTCTTGACGAAGCCAAGCAGCTCGGCGACGCGCAAGAAGACGGACGGCGCCGGCGTCTCGAACTCGATCACGGTTTCTTCGGCGGCCGTGAACAGGTTGTCGCGGTGTTGCTTGCGGCCTGCGAACGGGTTGGCATCACCCTTCCCCGCTGCGAACGCGAGAATTTCGGTGCCGAGGCTCGCAGGGCTGTCCGTGATGGCGAGGCCGATGAGATATGCCTGTTTGGTATCTGCGAACGACGGCGCAACCTCGATCGACGTATAGATCTTCTGCCTGTTTTCCGGCTTCGTGAGCTCGACGAGTGCGGGCGTCGGTTGAATCTGCGCATACAGTGCGAGCTTCCCTTTCAGCGGGCCGTCCGCAAGCGCTTCGGCGCGTAGCGCGATGACGTCGCCGTAGGAGCCGAACGGGTTCGAATTCGGGCCGGACATGGGCGAGTATCCGCGAACGTGCTCGCAGTTCACACGCGCACCGTACAGGTCGCGGTTGTACGTGGCCGCCATTTGCGTAATCCAGTCGCGCTCGATCGTGCGGCCGTCCGTCGTCGCACCTTCGACCGCGACGCGGAACCATTTCGAGGTGACCGCGTGATTGCTCGTGCCCGTGATGCTACCGATGCCGATCGCGGCGAGGCCCGCGCCGGTGACTGCCGAACCTTGCGCACCCATCGCGCCCAGCACGTCGGCGTGATCCAGCAGCGTGCGGCCATGCGTGATCAGTTCCGCAGCGTGTGCGGCCGCCGGCGAGAAGAATGCGACCACGGCAGCGCCTATCGTCGCAGCAGTCGCCAACATCGAAAATCTCTTCATCGGTCGCTTCATTAAAGCCCTCTCAGGTTCCGTTCAGTGTTTTGGTGTCATCGCCTGGTCGCCGGTTATGACGTGCGACTGGTGTAACGGAATGTTGCCGGGTTGCGCTCCGACGGACAACGACGCGCATTCGTCGCGCGGCTCGGCACAAGGGCATATGCTCCGCGCGCGCGCGCGTCGCCGGTACGCTTCCGGCATGATCGAGACAGCCGAAAATCCCTCTGTTGATGACGAGCCGAGACGCGTTGCCCGTGCCTTCTACTGGAAGGGGCGCGGCATCACATGGATCGCGCAATTTCTGAACGTTCCGCGCTCGACCGTCGAATCGTGGAAGCAACGCGACCAATGGGAAAAGGCGTCGGTCGTCGATCGATGCGAGTCATCGGTCGAGGCCCGGTATATGGCCTTGGTCGAAAAGGAAGAAAAGGAACCGCGCGACTTCAAGGAAATCGACCTGCTCGGCCGCGAAATCGAACGCCTGCACCGTTGCCGAAAATACGCAGAGACTGGCAAGGCGTCGGACCTCAATCCGAACATCAATGCGCGCAACGCCGGCCCTAAGAAGCGCGCGCAAAAGAACCTCATCACGCCCGAGCAGGCGAAGAAGCTGCACGAGGCGTTTCTCGACGGCATGTTCGGATACCAGAAGAACTGGTATCACAACGGCAACAACCGAACGCGAAACGTGCTGAAGTCACGCCAGATCGGCGCGACGTACTACTTTTCGCACGAAGCGCTCGACGACGCGTTACAGAGCCATCGCAACCAGATCTTTCTGTCCGCCAGCCGCGCGCAAGCGCACGTCTTCCGCTCCTACATCTGCGACTTCGTACGCAAGGTGATCGACGTCGAGCTGACGGGCGAGGTAATCGCGCTGCCCGGTTACGACGCCGAGCTTTACTTTCTCAGCACGAACTCGAGAACGGCGCAGAGCTATCACGGGAACCTCTATTTCGACGAGTATTTTTGGGTCCACGGCTTCCGTGAGCTGAACAAGGTCGCGCAGGCGATGGCCAGCCAGAAGCAATGGCGCAAGACCTACTTTTCGACGCCGTCGAGCATCTCGCATCAAGCGTATCCGTTTTGGTCAGGTGAAGCGTACAACCGCGGGCGCGCGAAGGCGGACCACATCCACCTCGATATCTCGCATGCCGCGCTGTCCGGCGGCCGCTTGTGCGAAGACAGGCAGTGGCGGCAGATCGTCACGATCGAGGACGCGGCCGCGATGGGTTGCGACCTGTTCGACCTGGACGAGCTGCGCCTGGAAAACAGCGCCGACGATTTCGCGCAGCTCTATCTCTGCCAGTTCATCGACGACAGCGCATCGATCTTCAAGTTCGCCGATATCCAGCGATGCATGATCGACTCGTGGGAGGAATGGGACGACGTCGAATTCCTGATCCAGCGACCCTTCGGCCATCGACCTGTTTGGCTCGGCTATGACCCGGCATTGAGCGGCGATTCCGCCGGGCTCGTGATCGTGGCGCCGCCGGCCGTGCCTGGCGGCAAATTCCGCGTGCTCGAAAAAATGCAGTGGCGCGGGATGGATTTTGAAGCGCAGGCCGAAAGTATCCGGCAGCTCACCGAGCGTTACACCGTCACGTACATGGCGATCGACACGACGGGTATCGGCCAGGGCGTCTATCAGCTTGTGTCCAAGTTCTTTCCGGCAGCCGTCCCGCTGAATTATTCGCCCGAGGTGAAAGGCCGCCTCGTGCTCAAGGGGCTGTCCGTCATCGGCAATGGCCGCCTGGAATTCGATGCGGGCTGGACCGACCTCGCGCAAGCGTTCATGGCGATCCGCCGAACCATGACCGCGAGCGGTCGACAGGTGACGTATCACGCCGGCCGCAGCGAAGAAATCGGCCACGCCGACCTTGCATGGGCCTGCCTGCATGCGCTCGGCAATGAGCCGCTCGAAGGCTCGACCACCAACAACCGTAGTTTCGTGGAGATTTCCTGATGAAAAAGACCCAACGCCCGCGCGGCACGCAGATCGCCGCCACGACGCCGGCCGCCGGCGCGGCCGCGGGCGAAGCGTTCACGTTCGGCGATCCGATGCCGGCACTGTCGCGCGCCGAAATCCTCGACTATTCGGAAGTCTGGTCGAACGGCGAATGGTTCGAGCCGCCCGTGAGCTTCGCCGGCCTGGCGAAGTCGTTTCGCGCCGGCACACACCACGCATCGGCGATCTACTTCAAACGCAACGTGCTCGCGTCGACGTTCATCCCGCATCGCCTCTTCTCGCGCGAGGCGTTTCGGCGCTGGACGCTGGATTTCCTGACCTTCGGCAACGGCATCGTCGAACGCAAACCGAACCGGCTCGGCCAGACGCTCAGATTCGAACCGGCGCCCGCGAAGTATGTGCGGCGCCGAACGGACATGATCAACTACGTGCAGACCAACGGATTTCAGACGAAGTACGAATTCCCGGAAGGTTCGGTGTTTCACCTGATGGAGGCCGATATCAATCAGGAGGTGTACGGCCTGCCCGAATATCTCGGCGCACTGCACGCGGCCTGGTTGAATGAGTCGTCGACGCTGTTCCGTCGCCGCTACTACGAGAACGGCAGTCACGCCGGCTTCATCCTGTATATGACCGATGCGGCGCAGAATCAGGCCGACGTCGATACGATCCGCGAGGCGCTGAAGAACTCGAAGGGGCCGGGCAACTTCCGAAATCTGTTCGTCTACTCGCCGAGCGGCAAGAAGGACGGCATCCAACTGATCCCGGTTTCCGAGGTCGCGGCGAAAGACGAGTTCTTCAACATCAAGAACGTGACGCGCGACGACCTGCTCGCCGCGCACCGCGTGCCGCCGCAGTTGCTCGGCATCGTCCCGAGCAACACCGGCGGTTTCGGCGCGGCCGACACTGCCGCGCGCGTGTTCGCGCGCAACGAAATCGAGCCGCTCCAGGCGCAATTCCTCGCCTTCAACGAATGGGCCGGCGACGAAATCATCCGGTTCGATCCGTACGTGCTGCCAGGGGCGGAAGCGCCGTCAAAAGCTGCCTGAATTTTCGTTCTTCGTGGAATTCCGTGGATGTCGCTGTCGGACCTCAACGGACGCTTGCGTTGACCCGATAAATGGCCGGAAGTATTGAGAGACCGGACCGGCCCCATCCGACCCGTGGGTGTAACCTCTTCGGCCTTTGGTCATCAATTGACGACAACCACGTACGACGCGTCGACTTCGTTGTCTGGGGCGTCGTCGTCGTAATGATCCATCTCCGCGCGCACGATATACGTAGCGCGTTTCGGCACAACAAAGGTTTCGATCTCGTCGTAGTCGATGCCAGGCTCCATCACGTACCCGCCTTCGTACCTCGACACAATGTTCCGCGCTGGAAAACTGACCGGTACCTTGCCCAGGTCAAGATGCCCGTTCGCCAGTTTCGGTGGAAGCACCTTAACCTCTACATCAATATCCCCGCGCTTTCCGCCGCCTAGTTCGATCGGTACTTTGCCCGCGTTCTTGGGCCGCACGTGCACGACAAGTAGGCGACGGTCGTCGTCATATGGCAATACGTCCGCTGATACGCTGATATTTGGGTTGACTTCGTGCGTGTCTTCGACCGAAAAATTGTGATAGGCCCACCATCCGGCAATCGGTATGGCGATCAGCGACGCACAGGTGAGCGCAAATTCTGCCCAGGGCTTCACTTTATCCAACTGGAATTTCACGGTATCTCCTCGCACTGTTGGCGCGTTGACGATCCTAACAGGGTGTCCGAACAGGCACTTAGAACGGACAGTCGAAAGTGCTTTTCAGGTGTCTGGAACTGGCCGATCGCCGACGGTCTGCCCCGCGTTCCCCCGAAAATCCTCGAAGCGCTAGAGTTTTGGCGACCACGCAAGAGCCGCCGCTTTCGCGCGTGGTCGCCGTGCGCGAATTTGACAGGTAGCGGGCCGGGCCGAAAGCACTTCTGTTAATGGTGCATCAATAGCCCCGTTTCGCGCGTCAAATCGCATCAATTCCGCAACAACCGAATCCTGCCAAGTCCGCCAGCTGGCGGGCCCGCACAACCATTTCCGCTATGCATCAAACGTAGGGGGACAAGAAGCGGGCAGGCGGGGAGGGGGACCGCGTTTCAGGGGCGCGGCTGGCCGCATTCCGACCACCATCCGACCCCATCCGGAACCCCTGCCTGCCCGCCTGCCAGCCCCGCCACGGGCCTGCCGCCGCTCTGCCGATGCCCGGCGCACCCCGCAGCGCCCGGCCGTTCCTAGCGGCTCCTGTTGCGTCACACCGTGAGGCCCCACCCTCGCCCGGTTTTGATATCACTTTTTGATTGCACGTTGCTTGCACTTTCTGATATCATTTCATCATGAAATCGAAACACGCCCGCACCCTCGCCGCGATCTACACGAAACCGACCTTGGGCGGCATCGTGTTCTCGGATATCGAATCGCTCGTCGTCGCCTTGGGCGGCGCAATCCACGAAGGCGCCGGGTCGCGCATCGCCTTCGAGCTGAACGGCAGGCGCCGCTACCATCACCGCCCGCATCCGGGCAAAGAGGCGAAGCGGTATCAGGTGGAAGACCTGCGCGACTGGTTTATCGAAATGGGAATCAAGCCATGACCAACGCAATGACCTACAAGGGATACTTCGCCCGTATCGACTTCGACGGGCGCGACAACATCTTCGTCGGGCATGTGCTCGGCGTTGACGACAAGATCAGCTTCCACGGCTCGACCGTCGACGAGCTGATCGCCGATTTTCACGCGGCCGTCGACCACTACCTCACCGACTGCGAGCAGTCCGGCCGCAAGCCGCAGAAGCCGGCGTCGGGGAAACTCATGCTCCGCATCGATCCGGACGTGCACGCGCGCGTCGGCATCGCGGCGGCCGTGTCCGGCGAAAGCGTGAACCAATGGTCGGAAGAAGTGCTCGGTCGTGCCGCGCGCGAGGTGTTGGAGCGCGCCGCGCACGCCTGATATCGGGACTGCACAAACGACAAGGCCGCCGCGTGTTACCACGTCGGCGGCCTTTTCCATTCTCAGCCGGCTGCGGTGTCCACCGCCGGCCGGCGCCGTCACCCGAAGGCATGCCGTCGGTACGCATCCCGAATTGCCTCACCGTACTCGGTCAGCGAGTAACCCATGCGCGCCGCACGATGCCACAGTTCCTCGCGCAGCGTGCTCGCGTAGCGATTGATGATCATCCGCTCTCGGTCCGTCGCCGGCATGATCTCCCCACCTCGAATCGGGCCGGTACACACGGTTCGGTCAAACTCCTCGCAGCGCCGGTGATACTCGTCGGCCAGCTCGTCGAGCGGCAATGGCCGCCGCTCGGGTTCGGCCAGGTAGATCCGTTCGAAGTCGCGCCGCAACGTCATACGCCGTCCGCGTCGACGAATTGCGCGACAGCCATCGCGATAGCCGCTGCGCGACTGATCCCGAGGCGGTCGGCGACCGCATCGACGCGCGCGAGCAGCGCGGGATCGATGCCGAGGCTGATCGTCTCTTTCTTGCGCCGGCCGGACGCGCGCGCCGGCCCGACCTGGCTCGATGATTCCGGTGCGGCGGCGTCCGGTGCGCCCCCGATGAACTGATCGATCGCGGCCGCTTTGCGCGCGTCCGGTCGTTTCGTGATTGCCATGCTGTTTCCCCCTTTCGATATTGAACCGATATCGTCTTGATATCGGTTCGCTATTGCTTCGATAGCGTTACGCCGCCAAGACAGCATCGAGTAGACGTTCGGCCTCGGCACATGCGACCGTGTCACGGCGCTGCATCTCGTCGACGTGCAAGCCGGCGGCCGCCGCGTTCGCGAACGCCTTGCGGCGCGTCAGCCGGCAATCGAGCAGGTCGAACGTGGAGAACTCGCGCAGCGCCGCGGCGGCGTCCCGGTTGTCTGGGCCACTCACGTCGGCGAGGTTCATGAAGGCGAGCGCCTTCAGGTCGTGCACGGCGCGGGCTTCGTCGATCAGCTCGGCGATATCTTTCACCGCCCACACTTCGAACGAGCGCGGCACGAATGGAATCAAGGCAACGTCGGCGACGGTCAGCGCGGCGCGCAGCGCGCTCGAATCGCGGCCGCCGGCGTCGATGATGACGTGATCGAACCCGCCAGCCTGCGCGCCCACCTGCGCACGCAGCGTCGCGCCATTCGCGTATGCCGAGGCCGCCAGCGGCGGCCGGCCGCTTTCCGCGCGCAAGGTGATCGCGCTGATGCTGGATTCCTGCCGATCACCGTCGACGAGCCACGGGCGGAATCCGGTGAGCGACAGGCCGATGGCGAGCTGCAAAGCGATCGTCGACTTGCCGACGCCGCCCTTGGTGTTCACGACTGCGATAATCATAGTGCTCCCCCGAGCATTGAACTACATTGAAACCACATCGATTCGATATCGTTTCGATACCGAATCTCCATCGTTTTGATACCGGTTCAGAATTGATCGTCTGCGAGCCGCTTGCGCCGCTGACGCTCGCGTTCGTTCGCGCGGTCGGCCGCCATCACGAGCGCTGCGAGGATCGGCACGGCGAGCGGATAGAGCGCGACCGCGCCGACGCGGCCGGCAAGTGCGACGAGCGCGACAAGCAGTTCGCCGGCGTAAGCGCCGATCGCGCGCCATAGGGCGCGGTCGAACGGCGCCACGATCACGAACCACGCCGTTTTCTTCAACGCCTCGTGGTACATCATGCGGCGCCCTCGCCTCGCTTCTCGGTCTGGTTCGGCAAAACGTAACGCTCCAACAGCACCGCACCGCCATCGCGCGGGCGCAAAGCCCATACGGAAACGCGCGTGCCTGGGTGCGTGACTTCCCACATTGCGGCGCCCGGCCCGGCGATCCAGCGCGCCCGTGGTTTCGTGGTCTGCATCACTTCTCCTGTCTGTCATTCGTTGAACTCGAATTCCTGCGTCTCGCGCCGCGGCCGCTTCGGTATCGGCAGTTCCGGCGGCTCCATTTCGAGGCGCGTCCGGTAGGTGTGGCCACACGTCACGTCGTCGCACTGGTAGTCGATCAGCCACACGGTGTCCGACTGCTTTTCCATCGAACGCGCGATGCCGCGCGCGCCGCAGTGCGGGCAGGCAATCGTGAATCTCATGCCCAGGCCCCCGGACGCATCGTCGTGCGCGCGTTGACCGGCCCGCGAAGCGCCGGCGACGGCATCACCTCAAGCTGTACGCCGTCACGCGGCCGCGCCGACGCCGACAGCGAATGCAAAATCTCGAGACCGGCCGGCGTCCTGTAATCGCACGCGTCGCAGAC